TTAGTAGCGCCAACATTTACTTCGATAGATGGAAATCTTAGACACGAAGTAGCTGAAAAAGCAAAAGCTATTGAAGATGCAAAAAAAGCAGAAACAAAAACTCCCGAACAGATTGCGGCAGAAGCAGCCGCGGAAGCCGCAAAAAAAGGCGAGCCAGATTGGTTCAAAGCCTACCGCGAAAGTTCGGAGCAGAAACTTACTGATTTACAAAAGAAATTTGATGGTGTAGAAGCTGCAAAAACTATCGCCCAGAAAAGGGATGAAATTTTTGGTAAACTGAAAACCAAATACACAGACGAATTAATTCAAGTGGCCGCGAAGAATTTCGATTTTTCGAAAGATACTGCCGAAGCTGAATTTGATGCTGCTTGTGTTGAGATTGGAAGTTTGCTAGGAGTTAAGCCTATTGTGGGTGATGTTACAAAAACAAATTCCGATGCCGCTGCATTTGCTGCCCAAAAAGCAGACTTGGTAGCCAAAGGGATTATTCCAAAAGACTAAGTATTAATTTTAAAAATTAGAAACGATGAACACTGACAATTATGGCGTTTATGGTTCTGAAACTAAGGAATTTGGCGGTACTTTCCCAGTATGGAAAAATATCGACAATGAAGGAATTGAGGATAACGGAGGTACTTTCAAAGTGATTTCGAGCTTTGCAACAGAATATCCTACCGGAACAATCATTCCTACCGGAGCACCAGTGAACCTATCCGGTGGAATCTTAACGATTTTACCAACTTACGAAGTTACTGACATCTATGCAGCTACCGTTGCAACAGTTGTGAAAGTAAAAGCAGCCGGGGTTGCAAAAGTACCTGTGGCTGGCAATATTGTAATGTTAGCTCCTGCAACTGTAGGAACTACAGGAACCGCAATAGCTGTTTCAGCTGTAGCATTAGCAGATGGAAAGTACGAATTAACTGTAGGTGCTGCCGCCTTTGGGTCGGGAGTTGCTTTGGCAGTTGGCGACATTCTCGTAGGCGCAACCGCAGCCGGTTCTGGAAAATCTATCTTAACTGTTCCAACCGGACTTTTAAGGCGTGAAGTGTATATCGGAGCAGGTGCAACTGTAGCAACAGGTGCAAGTGTATTCCATGGTAACATCCTTGTGGATCGGATTCCTCCAATTCCAGCTTGCGTAAAATCAGTATTAACCATGATTAAATTCACCCCTGAATAATTATGAACGCAACAGGATTAAATTATCACGACTTGCTCCAGGCAGCAGGTGTGAACCAAGGAAACTTCCAAGCTTTTATTGATGGTTATTTTGCCACCAAATATAACACAGCAATGTGGGATGGCTTTGAGTTTGATGCAGCTCCAATGCTGGATTATACTTATACTCAATTCCAAGCTGAGTTGAAGTTGAATGTAATGGCTACTTACGTGAATCCAGATTCACCAGCCAAAATGAAATCTACCGAAGGTTTCTCTGAATTAAGTGGAACTATCCCAACCATGAAATCGGCATTGGTACGCGATTCAAAAGAACAACGCGAATTAATGAAAATGCAAATGGCTAGTGGCGATGCTACTGTTAATTTGGCGATTTCTCAATTGTATCGTACACTTGACCAATTGTTAGGCGAACACGTAAATTCTATTTCTTACCAACGTAACCAAATGGTTTCGAAAGGTAAATTGGAATTGTTGGATGCCAACAACCCTGGAGGTATCAAGAACATTACGTTCTCTGCTCAAATTCCAGCCGCTAACATTGTGACTAAAACAAGTACTGCAAAATGGTGGACTGACACTACTCGCGGAACGGAAGGTAGCGCATCTGATCCTATTGCTGATATTGAAGCTGAAATCCAAAAAATGCAAGATGCCGGAGTTTCCGCTATCACCATTGAAATGGATAAGTTGACATTGAAAGCAACTCTTGGCCATACGAAAGTATTGGCAGCTATTGGATATAACTTAAACCCATTGGTGGCTGATGCTACAGTGGCAAAAGCTATTGCCAGCAACCTTAGCTACAACCAAAAAGTTGCAGCATTCCAAGGTTTATTCGAAGCTACTTTGAAAGTGACTGACCAAATTGCAGCCGTTGAAACATTCGACAAAACTACAATGAAACCGGTTTCTACACAAATGCGCTCGTTTGCTGCAAATGTTGTTTCGTTGTATCCAAGCGGAAATATCGGTAAGATTAAACACGTTTTACCAATCCTTCCAGCGCAAGGGTTCCAAGGAGCTACTGCTCGTTACTTCAACGGTTCGCTGTTGATGCGTACTTACAGTGACATCAATACTAACGTTCAGTATTTCAATACCGAGCAAGCGTTGTTGGCTGTAATTGACAAGCCTAAGTATTTCCATATTTTGAACGTACTCTAATAACTAAGCCATGACCATAGAATCGTACTTACAAGGAAAATTTGAATTTGAATTTTCAGCTTTGAATTTTCAGAGTGTATTTGCCGGTCGTGGAATAGAGATTTGGCATTGTCAGATTTGTATATGATACTCGCCAATGTGACGAACGGAGGTGGAAAAAGGATTACGAAAGGTAATAGAACCATCACTGATAAATCATATTCATTTGGCATTACAGACCGAGTTGATTTCAGAAATGAAGCTAACAGACTGAGAGCTAAGTGGGGTGAAAAATCAGTAAGTGTTCCTAATGTGAAATTTGCCAATTTATACGGAAGATGAAAGTAAACAACTATGACTATCCTGATATGTGTGTTATTTCGCGTTCGAGCGGAACTACAGACGATTTAGGTAATGAGCTGCTTACAGTGCTATATAACGATTGCTGTGAAATCCAATATGGAGGCAGTGGCAATACAAGTATGCATGTGAGTAACTATCAGTCAAGTCCAACGCTTTTCATTCCGGTAAGTAATATTGCTTTCGAGATTAACGACAGTGTGGTTGTAACAGGCTTAAACGGTCGGGTAACGAAATATACAATTGGACAATTTGAGAGTTTAAGTGATTTTAATGATACGTGCATTTGGCTTAAAAGCGGTGTAGAGTGAGTAATTATGATACAATAGTAGAGGGTGTTAGGCGGTTCGGAGGAACCACTTCGAGTGGAACGGTTGTCAAGGATGTGTTTGCCATAATGGAAGGTATAGCTAAAGACATATTCGACCAAATAAACAACTCTGGTGTCATACCTGTAGATACAGGAAACTTAAAAGATAGTACTGGTATAGCAATTTACAATGGAAGCCGATTGGTTAAACTGATTCCAAATCCGATAGCGACTAAACCTCGCGTAAATATCGGACTGAGAGGTTTTGAAAAAGGAGAATTTTGGGGTTACAAATTACTTGAAAAAGCCATTGACCATGGAGTAGAAAATTATAAAGATGGTGGCTATTATTTAGTTATTTTCTCATCAATGCCTTATGCCGGAATTGTAGATGCGAGCCAAGATTATTTCTCAAACGATATAGTTAATGCACTCAATACAATTGCACGAATTACGACAAATCATACAAATATAACTTTTCATAAAGTAACGAGATGAACCTATCAGAATTATCCCCAATATCGGCATTAAAAACTGCTCTTGTAGCTGCCGGGATTGATGGCATTATATACGAAGGTAGTAAGCCTACAAGTGGATTGCCAGATAGCTTTATCGAGTTATATGTAAACGGCTCAATGAGTTCGGATACAGAAAATATGAGTATTGTAAATGGAGCTGTGCTTCTTTCGATAAACGTAAAATTATTATCAACAGGCGAAGTTAATTCAAAGAAAGAAACGCTTATTATGAGCACTTTAAACACTTTGTTTTTTAACGGAAAAACTATAGTAAGCGGTAAATACCGATTTACTATTGATATGAAAAATATCGTTTATGGTGGGCGCGGATTGTCGGAAGGATACTCAACCAAAGTTTTAAATTTATTAGTAAAAACGTTTTAATAATTAATTATCATGGCAGTAAAACAAATCACTAAAATGGATACCGTATCTACTATTTTTAGCGGTATCTCTGAGATTGCACTTTGTACAGCTCCTGCCAATTATACAACAGCTACATTAGCTTCGTTGGATGGTTGGAAATCTCTTAACGACATCAAGTTGGATTCTACCAACTTTACAGGCGATGCCCCTACCGAAACATTGGTAAAAAACGAAAAAGGTTCAGTTGTAGTAGCTACAGCCGTTGCCGGCACAAACAAGTTTGAGTTTATTTGCTACAACACATCTGCAACAATGTTGCTTAAAATGTTGAAAGCAACTGACAAAACCCCTGTATTTGTCGCTGACGATGTATTTGCAGTAAGCTCTACCGTTACCGGTTTTGGAGATTCGCTTCCAATTTTGGAATGTCCTATCATGGTTGTAAATGATGTTGCTAACCAAGCAGTATTATTCCCATACGCCAAAATCGTTTCAACAATGATTTTGGACAGCAAAGTACTTGCAATCAAATGTACAGTAACAGCTCAGGACGTCTCTACACCTGCTTTATCTACCGCTATGGTTATCCGTGGTGCATTGGATGTAAACAACGCGTAAGAGATTCAATTTCATAAACCTAAAAAGGGTGCGGTAATTCACCGTACCCTTTTTTAATTAAAATACTATATGACCCAAGAAGAATTGATTAATCAGATAGCCTCCATTTCACACAGAGTTGAAAAAGGAGCGAAAGTAGAAGTTGAAATTTTAGGTAAAAAATACCGACTTGCAGACACGAAACGCAAAGTGCTCGACAATATAATCGACATACTTTACGATGTAAATTACACGAAAAGTAAAAATCACAAAAAGCAAATGAAACGCATTCAAGAAAGCGATGTGAAAATTGCAAGCTACTTAATGCTCAATGCTTTATCGTACATACCATTTGTACATGCAATCCATTGGCGCTATCTGAGAGTGTTTAAAACGACTGAGGTTTTCAATGGAATTATTGATGCCGGACTTAATAACCCGGAACAGGCTTTTTTTTTGAAAAGCTCGCTATCTGCAAGAAATCTGATGGCGAGCCGGATACAGATGATAAAAATGGATCCAGAGTAATTCCATCATTGTTTCAAATGTCGCTTGATAACTCGCTAATGATGGAGATATATCCGTTTGGGGGTTTTCTGGCATATATCAAATTCCATTTCATAGATGGAATAACTAAGCAAAGTGTAATGCTTCTCGACAAAACACGAGTTGATTACGATAGCAAAAAAAGCGATAAGGCTGACGAAAATAGGCCAGTAAAAGAGCCTAAATCTGATGAGGAATTTAGTAAGACCTTGCAAAAGTTTGGATTTAAAAAAGCTGTAAGCGAGGAAGATAGAGTTAAACAGATTAGAAACGAATTAGAAAAATAAACACCATGACAGATAGTAATGCTAATGGCAATTTAGATTTAAGCTACGGAGTTGTTTTTGACGTTAAAACAGGTGGCGATAAAGCGACTGAAAAGATAAAAGAATATTCAGATGCGTGGCAAAAATTGCTTAACGACCAAAAGCTAGTGATTAAAATGGG